GTCTTTTTTCTAAGTAGTTTTCTTTAGCTGTTTTAGAATTAGCTTTGTTATAATGTAAGAATACTTGACCACAGTTCTTACCTTTAAATTCTTCTCTCCAATGTTCTAGTTCACAACCGGAATAGATTAACATGTCTCCTGGTTCTAGTTGTACTTTAATACCAGCTTGACCTGTCTTAGTTGTTGGATCAAGATATATTGGCCATGGATCACCACCTAAATTTAAAGTAGTAGATATCTCACATGAGTATCTATCCTTATGTCTAGCTAGTATATCTCCTTGTTTATATATCCTTGCATAAGAATAAGTCTCACTTAATTTTAATTTTGTATGTTTTTCCATAACAGGTTTTACTTCTTGTAATAAAGTCTCCATTGCAATATCCCCATAATGTGAATAAGTATTAGGAACTTGTTCATCATTCCATACACCAAAGTATTCTGTAAAGGGTGAAATGTATTTGTTATCAAATAAAAATCTTGCAACATTTCTTTTGTTTAAAAAATATTTATAAACAAACTCTGCTAGCTCAGGTGATATAGCTTTTTTTAATACTGTATATTTATTATTTTTGAACGACATTTAACACTCCTTTTGGTATTGCTTGGCAGTTCCAATGTATGAATCTAAACGGGTTATAACCCATATCTACAACGTACTGATGAGGTAGGTATGATGGAAAAAACATCATTCTACCTGGTTTAACTTGATAATTAATTTGTGATGAAGCATAGGTTACTTTTGTTTTATCTTTTTCTGGTAATAGATTCATAACATTACCTGGTCTTGGATCTTCAAACATAGGCATAGATGTAGACTCATCTGCTTTTAAAAAATAAAAACCAGAAATGTGACCATTCCAATGTGTATGTAAAGTGTGGTGTCCACCACCTTTTTTAGCAAATTCTTGTACCCACATTTCTGTAGTAAATACTTGATGTCCTGACATATCAAAACCCATTTCACCTAATAAGTTATGTGCAGTTGCACCTATATAATCTTGTAGTTGTTTAAAATTTGGATCACCTACTAAAGATGTTGAATGGAATACATGACCCATGTCTCCTTTGTCACCAAATTTTTTATTACGTTTATCAATAGCTGGTTTTAATGTTTTTTTTGATGTTTCAATATACTTGTCCGATGCTTTATTTAAATCATTTACAAATTTTGGTTCATCTGCAAACCATATAGGACATTTAAAAAATTCTTCTAATTGTAATTGTTTAGGATAACCTACAACTTCTTTTTTTACTTTTTGTTTTCTAGCTTTAGCTTTTTTCTTTTTCATATTTCTCCTTTATTGAAATGGATATCCTAAGTTCCATATTACTAAACTGTTTCTTTCTCCACTTTTAACAGGACATACTCTATGCCATACAAATGAAGGAAATACAACTAAAGATCCTTTAGGTAATATCTCTTTACATTTTACAGGTTTTCTTTTTTTATCAGGATCTAAATTTCTAAAATCAAATTCTAGCTCACCACCTTTATAATCTTTAGGATCTGATAGTGTAACTGTTACAGATAGTTTTCTAATTTTACCATGTGATGGATCACCTTGTTGTCTTTGATATGGTCTATCCCAACTATCACAATGCCAGTCATAATATTGTCCTTTTTTATATTTTGTAAACTGACAAGACTCACTAAAGTCCCAATTAAAATTCCAACCCGCACTTGCATTTGCTTGATGCACGTAAGGCTGTATTTCTTTGTAAACCCATCTATCATTCATCCAAACAATATTAGAATCTCTTTTCTTTTTTAAATCTTTTATTTGTTTTGGATTTAATTTTTTATTACCATAACCACCAGTGACTGCCATTTGATCTTGAAGTTGTTGACCATATTTTACAATGTCATCACAAATTCTATGAGGAACTGCTGATTGAAAGTACCAGTAATAATTAGTTAAGTTCATATATCTTTATGAACAGAATATAACATTCTCTATGATATTGTCAACGTAGCAGATGCTGTAAATTTAGCTAACTTATCTCCGCCTGGATGAGTAGACATTGTAGCCGCTGGTCCTGGACTAGAACTAAAAGTAATCGCGCTTGGTCCTCTAAGTATAACTATACCTGGTCCACCTGTACCACCTGCATAATCACTATCTGCTCCACCACCTCTACCTCGTGCACCACCTCCACCATTTCCAGTATTTGTTGCACCATTAGCTCCAGTAGAACCTGGTCCACTTGGACCTCCTGCTCCACCTGCTGGTCCTGTTCCTCCAGCTGCATAAGTTGTAGCTGGTCCTAAAATTGTATTTGGTGCACCTGCTCCTCCTGGTGCATCAGAAGTATTGTCGTCTTGTTGATTTGTTCCAGCAGCAGTTGCTCCTCCACCACCTGCTCCTCTAAATCTACCATAAGCAGCAGTACCACCAGGTTGTCCTTGAGGTGGATCTGTTGGAGGTGTATTTCCTGTTCCTCCAGCTCTTGGAACTGGTGATCCTCCAGATGCTCCACCACCTGAACCTCCGGGTGCTCCCACTTGAGCTCCACAAGGTCCGTGTTTTCCAGCACCTCCTCCTTCACTTTCTATAGTTGAAACACTTGAATTGGCTCCATCTGAACCATTATTATTACCAGCGGGACCACCTGCTCCACCTCCACCAATAACCACAGCGTATGGTCCTGGTTTTAAAAATAAGGCACTTCCTTGTAATGGACTAGGTCCGTAACCTGATGCTCTATATCCTCCTGCACCGGCACCAGATGCTGATCCAGCACCACCACTAGAAGCTGATGCACCACCTCCACCACCGCCAGCGACTACTAAATAATCTATATTATAACCAAACTCTGGCCATGTTCCTTGAGACTTGGCTTGAAATGCACTTTGCATTGACCACACACCACTTGCTTTGTTTAATTCTTTTACGATAACTCTTCCTGGTCCACCAGATCCACCAGCATTACCAGCTCCTCCACCACCGCCACCAGTGTTAGTTCCTCCAGAGGTTCCAGTTGTACCTGGACCACTTCCAGCACCACCACCGCCAGTTCCTCCAGCACCACCACCAGCGGGTACACTTTCAACACCGCCACCACCACCGCCAGCAAATACTGAACATGTTGGACCTATATTTCCATAATCTGGACTTACGTCTACTCCTGCACCACCTGCACCACCTTGATTAGGGCCAGGTGTATAATTATTTCCTACGGCTCCAGCACCGCCACCACCACCAGATGATCTAACTGGACCACAAGGTGAGCCATTTCCTCCAGCATTTCCTTGAGGGGGACTTACAGGAGGTGTATTACCTGCTGCACCTGTTCCACCTAAACCTTGTCCACCACCACCTGAACCACCTGTATAACCATTTCTAGGTATACAAGCTGCATGACCCATACCACCACCGCCACCACCAGCTGCTGTGTAAGTTGTTCCGCATCCTACAATAGAAGAATTAACACCAGAATTTGCTGCACTACCAGAACTAGGAACACCTGCTCCACCTCCACCTACAGTTACAGGCACAGTTCCTGATGCATTAATTTCTATATTTCTTAAACCACCAGCTCCACCTCCACCACCAAAATTACCAGCAGCACCTGCTCCACCAGCTATAATTGCTGTTTTAATAACTCTTGTTCCTGGTTGTAATGTAACGTTTCCTGAAGATGTTTTATCAGTTTGAGTGCACTTCCCGAAAGAAGTTTTATTTACTTTACCGATTATTCCGCCATTAGATCTGGCCATGTCTTAAGTCTCCTATTCGGACACCCAAGCTGAGCCATTCCAATTATATTTGGTAGGTGTTTCCGATTCGTCGTTTGATTTTGTTGCTTCCCAACCTTGTGTGTTGTCAGCGTCGTATTTTGTTTCGTTCCAAGAAATCATGTATCTAACATCACCTTCTTCTGTAACTGTTGGATAAGTTATTGGTGCTTGCCAATCATCACTTGCATCTAATGACCATGAAGCATGAGGTTGTTGTGTTAAAAATTTATCTTTTACAGGATCATAAATCATTCCAATTCCTGCATATGTTTTTCTAAAATTATTATTGTAAGAAGTTTGTTTCCAAATTCCACCTTTGAAAAAATTAATACACCATGTTTCTCCATCAACATGCATATCTGAAGGAACACAATCGTTTCCTACAACTACTACTCTTTGTACTACTTGGTGTGAATCTGACGTAAATCCAGTAGGATCTGTCATTGCTTTTAATTCTGCG